TAGGCGAAGGTCTGGATGATCCCGGCCGCCGAGTTGATCTGCTGGATGGCCCAGTTGGTCGAGCCCGCCGCGGTGGCGTCGGCCTGGGTGGCGAAGCGCACGGCCAGCACCCCGGTCACCTGGCCCACCGCGGTGAGGATCTCCGAGGCCGACAGGATGCCGTCGAAGCCCACCACGCTCATGACCGCCTGCACCGCGCTCTGGATGGAGCCCAGCACGGTGGCGGTGGTGTAGCCGGAGGCCAGGACCACCACGAAGGTGGTGTTGAGCAACATCTGCTTGGCCGCGTGACACCACACGTCGGTGGTCACCAGCCGCCACAGGTTCATGGCCGTCTCCACCTCGCGGGGCACGGCGTTGTAGTTGTAGGTCACCGGCAATAGGGAGTTGGTCGGTGGTACTGGGTTGCCACCGTTGGCCACCGAGCGCCACTCGATGCCCGAGACCGAGTGGGGGCTGCCGCCCAGGTTGGTGGAGTTGTTGACCAGGAAGTAGTCCACCCCGTAGTAATAGGTCAGGGCTCCCACCTCGGTGCCGGTCCCAGCGTCGGAAGCAAAGATGACCGAGCCCACCTGAGAGGGAGCGGTGGAGACCGGCGCGCCACCTAGAGCAGAGACGGTGATGGTGGCCGGAAGCACCGTGACCGGGGCAAAGGTCAAGGGCAGGAAATAGTTGCCGGGCGTGGGCCGGGTGAGATCCGGGTGGATGTACTTGGTGAAGTTCATGGGGTCATTGGCCACCGAGTTGAAGGTGGTAGCCGCCGACCAGATGACGGTGTCATTGGCCTGCTGCTCGTCGTCGCCCTGGACGTAGATATCGATCTTGTTAGTGATGCCGTTGGCCGGATTGTTGCGGGATGCTTGAGGCACGTACTGGAACTGGAAGTCGTAGATGCCATCGGGACAGTTGATGGGATCGATGGAGGTGATGGTGGGTGAGTATCCGGCCGTGTTGACGGTGGGATAGGCCTGGGTACCGGTGTAAGAGGCGTTGTCGGTCCAGGTGGTCTGGCTGATGGGGATGATGGCCAGCAGCACCTCGGTGTTGGTGGTGCCCGAGCCGTAGATATAGACCCACTGGGCGTTCAATGGCGCGGCCGGGATGGTGAGCCGGATGCCCTGGTTGACGGCGTTGGTGGTGATGGTGGCCTCGGCGGAGGCCGGGGTGGTGCCCCAGTCGTTGCCCCAGGCGATGCGGTAGAAGCGGGCCACCCCGCTGGCGAAGGTGCCACCCGAGGTCACCAGGGCCAGGTTGCCAACCACGAAGGTGGGGGCCGTCATGGCGAAGGTGGTGGGGTCGTAGGTGTAGTTGATACCGGGATTCAGGATGCTCTGGTTGTCGATGTCCGGGCCAAAGACGTAGTTGATGGGGTAGACGTACTGAGCCGCCTGGATGGTGGACTGGCCTTTGGTACCGGTGATCTGGATCTGCTCCAGGTGGGTCTTGGCCGCCCCGATGACGTTGGCCAGGACGGTGTTGGGATTCTCCTGGGCCACCCCCAGGAACATCTGCTCGGTCCCGGCCATGTTGCGGAAGACGGTGTTGGCGAAGCGGTTCCGCAGGGCGTCGTCGGACTCGGCGTCGGATCCCCCCAGGGTGGCGTTGGTGTTGGCCACGTTGGAGAAGCCACTCATGGGGGTGCCGAAGTTGACCACGGCGTTAGGCGGCACATTGCCGTTCGAGCCGCCTACCTGGGCGATAATGGGCACGTCGATGGAGACCGCTCCGATGGGCATGACCGCGGTGATGAGGGTGGTGAAGATCACAGGCGGGCTGTCGTTGGTGGCGATAGCTGACCCGGACGGCACTGAGGTGGCCTGCAGGGCGGCGGCCGGGGCGGCGAAGGTGGCCACTCCGGTAGCCCGCCGAGCCCCGAAACGGGTCATGCCGAACAGGTTCACGAAGTCATCCAGCGAGGCCCCGGTCAAGCTGGCGATGTCGTAGTTGTAGCCCAGGAAGAACTGATCGACATAGGCCTCAGCCACCACCTCGGAGACGGCGTCGATGATCTTGCGGGTGGGGGTGCCGATCGAGGTGTCGAGATCGGGGATGGTCACCCCCAGAGCCGACACGATCTGACTGGAGATGTCAGATTGAGTAGGCATCAGGCCGCCCCTACCTGACTCTGCAGGGTGACCTGTTGTCCGGCCACGGTGATGATCAAGGTCGAGACGGTCACCCTGTCACCTTGTTGCACCACGTCAATGGCCTCGATGGAGCCCACTACCTCGTCACTGGCGTACTGGCTTTGCAAACCTCTGGACACCTCATTGGAGATGTTGTCCTGCTGCACCAGCATGTAGTTGTTCACCAGCCGGGACACCTCGGCCATGATCAGGTTCTCATCCACCAGGGTGATGGTGTCACCGAGATAGTTGCCGAGCAACGATCCCCATCTGGGATGAAAGCGATCGCAGCCGTAAGGCTCCAGCGTGGAGATCACCAGATCCTGGTAGATCTTCGGGGGACCATTGACCGAAGCGAAGCCATTCGCACCGATCTGCAGATCTCCGTTTTGAATCTGTAAGGTGAACATCAACCCGTCCCCATATAGTCGCATTCAAACTTGGTATTAGCAGCATTGTTACGACCGGTTAACGTCGTATTGGCTTGCATATTAAAGCTCACCGTAGCTCCAGGTGATGAGATCCTTATTGATTGGCTAACCTGTGCCCAAACGGTGGCAGAGGCAACCGAAGAATGAGCAACACTCCAGGTGCTATTAGTGAAGTTCCCTATGATCTGAATCCAGTTCGACCCCGTAGCAGTCGCCCCTAGACTTTGAGTTACCCGCCACCAACCCGTGAGAGGCAACGTAACAACGCCATTCGTTGGGTTGTACAAACTGTAATCATCAGCCAATAAAGTATCACAGATGATGATCGCTGACGATGTTTGTGGTGTAAAAGCCGCGTTGCGATAATAGGAAGCGTGCAAAACATCTCTAGGCCGCTTCCAACTACCACCATTCACACCATTCTTGGCTATCCATACATCCCCCAAATGATCGACTGCTGTTTGTAGGGTGGTACCGGTGGTAACCGGTGGTGGTGGAAACGGCGCAGGAGAAACGGGCGGCAACCAGCTAGGATTAACCTTGAGGATGCCAAGCTGCTGGAGGCCCTGGCCCAAGGTGTAGGCGTCAGAAGCCACCGGCAGCAGGGGCTGTTGGCGCGAGCAGAAGGTCCAGGTCCCCAGGGACTTGTCCACCACCCACAGTTCACCCACCTGTGGGTAGGCCCCCGAGCCCACCACCGTGGACACCCCGATCTGGCGGTACTTGCCGAAGTTGTCGATGGTGGTGGCGATCCCTCGGGGATCGGTGTTGGTCTGACCGATCTTGGACAGATCGATACCAGTGACCGTGACCTGGAAGCGGTCGATCTGAGGGCTGGCTGCCGCCGCAGCCTGAGGATTACGAGCATGGAGAGATGTCATACGAGTCCGCTCAACCCTCCCTTGGCCAGGCCATACAGCCCGGAGTTGTCGGTGGCCGAGGGGGCGATGACGTTGACATCGGTCTTGAACCCGCCACCCTGGGTCAAGTTGAAGGAGTGGGTCACCCCAGTGACGTAGCACTGGAAGCCGAACTGCTTGAGCCGCAGCAGCATGCCGGGGTAAAGCTCGGGCATGAAAGTGATGGGGATGACGGTGTTGAACTGGCTGGCCCAGTTCATCTGAAATAGGTAGAGGGCGTACCAGAACTCGGCCAGGTGGCCGACGATCGTGGGCATGGAGGTGAACACCGGCCGGACCCCGAACCGGTTCAGCAGGGCCTTGATCAGAACCGAGCCCGACCCGTTGGGAGCCAGATCGGCCTCGGAGAGGTTGAGCAGGGCTTTGAGGATCTGCGGCGATTGGATCGTAGCGATGCCCATGGTCATGGCCATGTTGCCCACCGCGGTGGGACCACCCGGCGTGGAACCAAACACCGAGGGCATGTAGGTCCCGGCCGTAAACTGGTGAGTCATCAAGCTCTCGTCGGACCAGACCATGGTGAAGTCCTGTAGCTCCACGCTGGTCACATCCATGATCCCGGCCGTCTGGTACACCCCGAAGTAGTCCGGGAACCAACTGATAAAATCACCGTTGGGAGCCGAACACCAGGAACGCTGCGAAGCGTTGGCCAGCATGTTAATAAACGGCAACACGGGTTGATCATTCATCAACGAACGCACCCCGGAAAGCGACATGCTGAGCGGATCAGGACCATTGCCAAACCAGTCCCATTCGGTGATGAGTTGCTGGGTGGCGCTGGTGTTGGCTGTAGCCGTGGCCGCCGTGCTGCCGGTGGGAACGCTGGTGGTACCCGCCTTGGCGGCGGCATCGGAAGGCCGACCGAATCCCACCGAGTCCGAGCGATAGTCGGTGATGTGCAGCATCTCACCGGTCTGGGGAGCCTCGGCCATCTTGTTGCCGCCTACCCACATGGTGACATGGCCGGGCGGAATACCCTCGTAAAAGATCAGATCACCGGGTTCGAGTTGGGCTACGGTCATATTGGGCACATGCAAGGCCGTGTATTGATCCTGTGAGACGCGAGGAATCTTGATCTTGCCGCCATTAAGCCAGGCTTGCGAGGTCAATCCCGAGCAGTCGTAGCCGTTAGGCCCGGTGCCACCTCCGACGTAAGGGATGGGTGGATTGGCCGTGCATTTGGCGGTGGCCCAGTTGGCCGCGTTGAGCCCGGCCACCGAGACCACCTGCACCGTCCCGGTGGCGGCCGAGGAATAGGTGTTGGAGGTACCGGCCGCCTGTCCACTGCCCGACGCGCTGCCCGATGCCGCCCCCGAGATCATCCCGAAGGCGTCAGCGGCCTCCTCTTTGGGATCGACCCAGGCCACCTCGGCAAAGTCCCCCTCCAGGATCCCCAGGGCCTGCATGAGCTTCTTGTCCAGGCAGATCTGGGGCTGGATGCCCTTGCTGACCTGCTTGGGTCCCCAGCCCACGGCGTAGACGATGGCGGCGGCGTTGGAGTTGGGGTTGGCCACGATGATCTTGCGCTTGGCCAGCCAGGCCGTGCTTTTGACCTTGTCGATGCCGGGGGTGTTTTTCGTCCCATCCGGGCCGAGTCGATAGCCCCATTGCATGGCGATCCAGAACTGGTTCTTGGGGGCCTGGATGCCCAGGGTGAGCGGGGCCGCGCTGGTGACCGCCCCCATGTTGGTGGGCAGGTCTACGCCGGGCGGGGTATTGGGCAAGGTGAACTTGCCCCTGGTCAGGATGGGGTTGGTGGACCCAGCCGTGGCCCCGTTGGCCGCCGTGGCGGAGCCCTGGCTGTTGGTGCCGCCCAGGGAGGCGTAGAAGTTGCCGAACTGGCCCTCGACGGCGTTGTAGAGGGTGGCGATCTTGCTCATCCAGGTGGCCGGGATGACCCCGATGTGGATCTGGGTGTTGGTCATCCCGCAGACCTGGGTTAGGACCGCTTCCATCTTGGCCGAGATGCCCCCGTCGGGACCGTTGGCCGGATCGCCCAGGATGCCGTTTTGGGCCAGGAGCGTCTCCGACTCGGGCAGGCCGGGATCCCAGTAGTGGTAGGCCAATCGTTTGGCCGCGCAGGAACCGGTGATGGTGATGGTGCGCTGCCAGGCCGTCACGTAGGGCACAGTGTTGAGGTAGCCGGTTATGATCAGCATCTCCCGGATGCGCTTCATGTAGATCACGAAGCGATCGTTGGGAGTGAAGACCCGATCGTATTTGCGCCGCTTATTGAGTAGGCCCAGGCTCATGGTGTGCAGGGCGTTCTCGCGTAACTGCACCGTGCCCTGGGTGATGTCCTGGGACACGTCGATAGTGCCCGCCTGGGTGTCAATAAGACAGCGAACACTGGGCGAATAAGCAAAGATACCCATCAGATGGCTTCTCCTTTTCCGGGATGACCGGGAATGGAAGTGCTGACCGGAGAGGGAGTAGGCGGTGGAGGAGGCAATGTGGTGGGAAGACCCTTGGTATCATCGGTGATGTTGTCGTAGAGCCTGGTCTCGGCCGGTACCGCCGGACCTGCCTGCAGGTTCTCGAAGGGATAGAACTGTGAGTTAGCTCCACCTATGCTCTTGGGGGCCGTAGCCACCGAGCCCTTGGCGAACCCCATGGTTCCTTTGATAGTCGGTTGACATCCCCGGAAAGTGAGATTCATCTCATAAGCCAGATCCTGAACTGCATTGGTGCGATCAAATCCTTGAGTGAGAAACCCATAGAAATCGAATCCTCGGGGTCCTCGCATCCGCATGGGATAGTTGACGCCATTAGCTCCCGAGATGTACTTGGCGTAGTTGAGGCACCAGTTGACAAATCGCTCGCGATCTTCCCAGGTGGTCTGGATAACGGTGATGCCAACGGTACTCATAAAGTACTGACGCACGTAGATGGCCTTGGCCCCGAAGTTGGCGTAATGCGGGCCACCCTGGCCGGAGTCCTGGGTGGAGATGATGTTGGGGCCAAAGAGGATGCGGCTGCATTTGACCGAGTAAGACGTGGCAGTACTGCCCGAGCCCCAGGCCAAGGTCATATTTTCCCCGGCCACTTACGGCACTCCACCCGGAGGCCCGAAATGGGTGGACATCATCTCGTCCCGATCAGCCTCGGAGATGACCACCACCAATCCACCTGTGGTAAGCCCGAAGCCGGTGCCTTCGAACTCGAAGACCACAGGACGTTGTGTAGTAGGCGCAGCAGGCATGGAAATAGCCGTGTCTGCGATCCAGTAGTTGCTGGCATTGCTGGAGTTAGAGGGCATTATTTACTCGCTGAGAGGATCTGTCCGTAGATGCTCATGATGTCGCCGGGATAGGTGGTGTCCGCAGCCCAGTTGCCACCCAGCCCGGCCCAGGTGGTGACGTTCTTGCCGCCCCAGGTGGGGGCCACCGTCGGATTGGCCAGTGGGGCCGCGTTGCCTTTGACCACCCGGTAGAGAAGCTGGATCTGGGCGCGCACCCCGTCCTGAGCGGTGGCGAAGTCCAGGCCCGAGGGAGCGCTGACCGGATGGCCGATCCCGGCGAAGTTGTTGAGCTTGGTGTCGTTGTTGGTGAAGTAGCCGGTCTCCCAGCAGGCCTGGGCGAAGGCCACGTCGCCGCGCACGTTTTGGGCCGTGCCCTCAGAGAGGTACCAGCCGATGACATTCTGGATGGAGGCCGTGAGGTTGGGTGGTTGACCCCTGGAACTGGTTCCCGAGCCCCAGAAGTTCAGGATCTGCTTGGCCGTGGCCGTGGAGGGACCCAGGATGGTCATGTTGGGATCAGCGGACTTGGCCGGATCTCCACCGGCCGCGGGAGGGGTCCCAGAGCCCGTAGTAGGAGTGGTCGAGGCAGGCTGCTGGGCCGCGCCCCCGAAGGCCGCGTTCAGATAGCCCTGGGGGTCATTGGCGAAGCCCTGCTGGGCCAGGAACTGCTCGACATCGGAGGTGGAGAGGTTGCCGTTGTACTTGCCCAGGTTGTAGCCCAGCCCGTTGGACAGCCGCTGGATGTAGGCGTCAGCGGCCACCTTGGTGAAGCCCCCACCCGTGTTGTCGGTGTCCACGAACAAGGTGAGTTGCCAATCGGGGGCGATATTGACATTCTCGTAGTCGATGGCCATACCCCCGGCCGAGGTATAGTCCTTGAGATAGACCATGAAATCGAAGTTGCGATTTGGATAGACAAAGCGCACCGGATGGGATGGAGAAGGAGTGACCAGAGTCTGATCGGATTGCATGGCGGCGATAGCCAGCATGCGATTGAGGAACTGCTGCTGCTCGACATAGCCGCCTGTGCCGAAGGTCCCGGTCACCACCAGGTCACTCATCTCGACCCCGAAGATCTGCACCACCATGCCCCCGAGGGTGGGGATCTCGGCCGTCTTTACCTGGTAGGACATCGACACGCTGGTCGGGTTCAGCCGCATGGGCACCCCGTTGAGGGAGGCGTTCATGACCCCCGACAGCTTGCGGTTCAAGAAGCTCTCGCGGGCGTAGAGCGACATCAGCCGCTCACCAGCTTCAAGATGGCGGGCATCTGAGCCCGGCGGAGATCCCCTGGGCAGTAGATGTGCCCACCCCAGTCGGAGCCTCCTTCGCCGTGCCAGCCGAATCCGG